TGTATTCGATAAAACTAGAAGTTATAATATTAGCGAACAAAAATTTACTAAATCAGAAAGATTAATGAATGGCGTTGCTGAATGGTGTGCTTTTTATAGGTCAAGACCAGATATATTTGCAGAAGAATATTTGGGATTATCATTAAAACCATTTCAGAAGATTTTGCTATACTGTATGATTCATTACAACTATACAATGTTTTTAGCAAGTCGTGGTTTGGGTAAAACATGGCTAACTGCTTTATATTGTGTAATCAGATGCATTTTATATCCTGGAACAAAGATAATAGTTGCTGGTGGTAAAAAAGGTCAGGCAATGAAGGTAGTAACTGAAAAAATTCCTGAATTAATAAGCAAATCAAAGACAGGAATGTTAAAAAGAGAAATTAAAGGTTCTATAAGAACTTCTATGAATACAGACGACCCCAATGTTGAGTTTATGAATGGTTCATGGATAAAGGTTGTTGCTGCAAATCAAAATGCAAGAAGTGCCAGAGCAAATATTTTAGTATTAGATGAATTCCGAATGATTGACCCAAGTGTATATAAGAATGTATTAAGAAGATTTTTAGCTGCTTCAAGACAACCTGGATTTCTTGATAAGCCAGAATACAAAAATAAACAAGAATATTTGGAAAGAAACCAAGAAATATTTCTTTCGTCTTGTTGGTTTAAATTTAATTGGTCTTATGAGAGATATAAAGTATTTATAAATGCAATGCTAAAAGGTAAAAAGTATTTCGTGTGTGGCTTGCCATATCAATTTGCTATAAAAGAAAATATTACAAATCGTGAACAGTTATTAGATGAATTAGCAGAGGAAGATTTGGATGAGATTGGATGGACAATGGAAATGGATTGTCTTTTCTTTGGTGAAAGTGAAAAGGCGTTTTTCAAAACCGAAGAGCTTTCTCAAATAAGAAAACAATATAGACCAATTTATCCAAAACCAACGTATGAATTAATTAAAGATAAGAAATTTAAATACATACCGAAAGAAGATGGAGAAATAAGAATATTGAGTTGCGATATTGCAACTATAGGAACAAGACAAAATGACGCGAGTGTATATATGCTTATGCAATTGTTTCCTATTGCTTCAAAGAAAAATGAAAACGAATTTAAGTGTTATAAAAGAGTTGTATCATACATGGAAACTATGACAGGAGGACATAGTGAAACACAGGCTATTAGAATTAGGCAATTATACGATGACTTAGATTGTGATTATATTGTTCTTGATAGACAAGGTAACGGTATAGGTGTATATGATAATTTGTGCAAGCGTTTGTATGATAGAGAAAGAGGAGTAGAATATACTGCGTTCAATAGTATGAATGAAGAAAAAATGCAAGAAAGGTGTTTAGTTCCGAATGCAGAGCAAAAAATATATACAATATCGGCTACTGCGGAGTTTAATTCTGAAATAGCAGTTTTGTTAAAAGATACTATTAAACGCAATAGGCTTGAATTATTGGTTAATAGTAATGATTCTTACGAATATTTATCAAATATTGAAAATTTAATAAAGCAAACTCCAGAAATTCAAGCTAAAATGGAATTACCATATAATCATACAGATGCCTTAGTTAATGAAATGGTACTGTTAGAGTGCGAACAAAGAGATAATGGGATTATAAAATTAAAGGAAAAAGCAGGGCAAAGAAAAGATAGATATTCGGCACTGGCATATTCTAATTATTTTGCTTCGATTCTTGAAAAAGACTTAATAAAACAAGATTCAGATTATGATTTTGTGTTTTCATATGGTTAAATTATTAATATAAAAGAAAGGAGGATTGTAATTGAGTGAACAAAATCCTCAGATAGAAACAAATTCTTATCCTGTTGAATTAAATTCATTGAAGGATATGAGTTTTTATTTATATGATACTTTATCAACAAACACAACAAATATGGAACAACTAAAACAATATATAAAATATCCAATGGTATATAACAAAATTTTAAGGACAATATCAAGACAAGCATATAACGCTAATGGTTTATATGCTAATACTATAGATTACTGTGTTGCAATACCAACATTAGATTGGATTACTGTTTTAAGAAATAAAGATGATACTTATAAAAAGAAAAAAGCAAAATTTGATTTAATGCTTAAATATCTTAATCATAAGAGAACTGCTAGAGATATATTAAGACATTTATTTATTGACGGTATGTATGTTGGCATATTAAGAGATACAAAAGCTTCAAACAAAAATATAAATCTAACTCATTCTATTGATATATTAGATAGAATTGAAGGACTTTCTTTAGATGATAATTTTATGATTCAGCCATTAAATTTGGATTATTGTAAAATTGTTGGTTTTCAAAACAACGTAAGTATTGCTGCTTTTGATATGCAATATTTCGACCAATTTAAATATGGTGGTTTAATTAATGAAATAAAGAATTATCCTCCCGAATTTATAAAAGCATACAAGGAATATAAAAAAGATAATAGCAAAAGATGGTTTGTGCTTGATTATAAAAAGACAATCGCATTAAAAGCAAGAGCTGATGAAGATGAAGCATATGGTAGACCTTATGGTTTAGCTGCTTTAGCAAAAATAAAAATGGACGATGAATATGAGAACGGACAGTATAAATTAATTCAAGAACTTGCAAGTAGTATTTATTATTTAATTCTTCCGGAAGGAGAAAAGAAAGGTAGTTGTAGTTTAAATAAAGAACAGCAACAAAATATTATTGATGCTTTTGTTAATGCCGTAAAGCTCAATACAAGCAACAGTGGCGGTGCAAAGATATCTACTTTATCGGTAGCACCTGGAACACAAATAGGTAGATTGTCAAAAGATTCTTCTTTGCTTAAAGATACATTAAGCGAAGAAAATATGAAAAAAATATCAACTGCATTAGGTTTTGCAAGTTCGGCTTTAAATGCTTCTTCTGAAGGCGGGGCAAGTTATTCGTCTTTACAAGTCAATATTGATTTAGTATTATCTCAAGTGTTTCAATATGTAGAAGAAATAGCAAATGAAATAACGAGAGTATTAAATACTTATATAGGTAATCAACCTAAAGATTATATTGAATTAAAATATTTGCGTACATCTATATTAAATCAAGACAAAATGTATAAGAGAGCAAAAGAACTATATACAACTGGTTCGGGTTCAATAAAGGCTTGGATAGCGTGTGCAGGATTTGATGTAAATGATTATATGAGTCTTATGGAAGAGGAACTTGAAGAAGGTATATATGAAAAATTTAAACCTCACCAAACATCATTTACTATTAGCAAGAAAAATTCAATGGATGAAGGTGGAAGACCACTAAAGTCCAACGATGAATTAAAGCCTAGTGGTCAAATTACTCGCAACCTTGGTTCAAATAAGCAAGTTAAGCCATCTACTAAATAATAATGCAAACAATTAGAAAGGTGGTGATGATAGACGTGTCAGATAATATAATATTTAATTCACAAAATAATTATATAGAAATTTGTGAATTACCAGAAGAAGATTTAGCTGGACGAGTTAAAATAAAAATGTCTGCATTAACCATACATCCAGATAATTCACAATGGAATAAAAATGGTATAACTTGGCTTGAACAGTATGTGCAAGATAATATAGATTCTGCAATAGGAATGCCTTATGTTGTATCATGGATGGATGAAGAAAATCAAATTCCTTCTGACCACGGCACTATGTCTTATGATGACGAAGGTTATGTGCAGTTTGATGGTGTAGCTGTTGGAACTGTTTTAGATGCTTACATAACAAATATTAATATAAATGGTAAAGATACAAGAGTATTAATGACAGAAGGATATTTGTATAAACAACGTTATAGTAAATTTATAGATTGGTTGAAAAATGAAATACAAAACGGAAGTGTACATGGTTCTATAGAAATAAATGGTAAAGGAAAATTAAAAACTATTGAATATTTAAACGGAAGCAGGAATGAAGATGGTTCGTTAAAGATGGGAAGAATTCCTACTGTTTTTGATTTTTCAGGACTTGCTATTTTGTATTTAACAGAGCCAGCAGATGATAATTCTATCGTTTTTGAGGTAAATTCAAAAGATGGTGAAAGTGTGCCGATTACAATAAATAACTCTAAAGATAGTGCTATAGATGGTAAATGGTCAGACCCAGGCAGTAAACTATATAAACCTTTACTAGAAGAAAAAAATTCTTCTACTTTATTACATGAAGCATATTTGATAGTTGATAGTAATTACAAAAATTCTCCCTCTACATCGTTACACTATCCTCATCACAAAATTATAAATAATGAATTGGTGTTACATATATCTGGTGTTCAAGCCGCTTTATCAAGATTAATGGCAAATGACCCAAACAATGTAGATGCCAAAAAGCATTTATTAAGACATTACAAACATTTGGGATTAGAAATTCCAGATTCATTACAATCTTTAGAAAAAAATGATTTAAATGTTGTAACTAAAGGCAAGACTGTTGAAATTAATAAATTAAGTTATGATGATATAGCTACATTGATTACACGAGCTATTAATGTTGTTATGGATAGTAGTACTAGTTGGGGAGATTATTATATTTACAAATTTTATCCTACTACTTCTGAAGTTGTGTTTACAAAATGGAATTCTGTTGGAGAGTATTATATGACTACATATACTATTCAAAATTCAACAGTAATTATCGGCGATGTTTTTCAAGTAGAAGAAGATTGGAAACCTGTTGTTGAATCACAACCATTAGAAGTAAATGCAGAAAAAATAAAAGAAATTATTAATAAGGAAAGGGGTAAGCTTATGACTGTTGAAGAATTAAATGCAAAAATAACAGAATTGAGTAATCAAATATCAGAATTAAATAATAAAATAAACGAACTCAATTCTTCAAATGCTGAAAAGGATAATAAAATTTCAGAATTAAACGAAGCACTTGTAAATGCTAACAAAACAATTGAGGAATTAAACACAAAATATTCTAGTTTAGAAGCAGAATATAATAAGGTAAAAGAAGATAAAGAAAAAATGGAAAAGGAAAAGAAACAAGCAGAAGTAAATGCTTATTTTGAGAATGAAATTCCTAAGAATGGTTTTGATGAAACTGAAATTAATACTCTCAAAGAATATGTGGAAAAATGTGACTTAGAAGGTCTGAAAAATGCAGAAAAAGAATTAGTTTTCAAAAGGTTTAAGGAAGGAAAATTCAATCCTGTAGAAACTAATTCCAAAAAAGAAGAAAATATTTTCTTCCATACTAAAGAAGAAAAAATTGAAGTAAATGATGTAGAAGCTGGAAAGGCATTATTTTTTTAAGTTAAAATTTTAGAAAGGAGATTGAAATATGAGTATGTTTAAATTTCAGAATTATAGTGCAATAAAAAATGCACAGGATAATCCTAGAGTAAGAGCAACTGCTTTAACTAAAATCGGATATGTATTTGGAGTAAAAGACAATTATGAAGTTAGTGAAGGAGTTATATATTCTGAAGCTGCTGTACCCTTCGCTAATGCTGGTGCTGCAAAAGCTGGCGATGTTTGGGTTGCTATTAATAGAATTGATAAACCTGAACTTATGAATACTTCTGATTATGTAATTAATACTGGAGAATATATTAGAGCATTTAATCTTAGTAAACTTCATGGCGAAAAAGTTGAAATTACAAGCGACATTGTAATTGATGCTTATAATACAGTTAACGTAGGCGATAAATTAATTCCTGCTAATAAAGCTGATAATCCTACTGCACCTATGAAATGGAAAAAGGCTAATGTCAATGATAATGGATATAAGGTATGCCTTGAAGTTACTGCAAAAACCACTTTTGGGGTATTTACTATTGATGGTAGAGTTGGTGGCGGTTTTGAATGCAAGATTACATCTATTTAATAATATAAAACTATGAAAGGAGTAGCGATTATGATAGATTTTAAGAAATTTGAATTAAATGCAGAAATTAATTCTGCAATGAAAAATATTTATCCTAAGAAAGAAGCTGTTGAAATATTTTCTGCTATTTGTAATGGGAAAGATATAACTAAATATGGCGATAAAGTTGATAAGGTAATGGCTTATATGAAGCATATAGGTCAGAAAGCAGTAGATGGAGATGTTCAAGCTAAGGCTGAAATTAATGCTATTAGAACAATGATGATTGAAGCTCCCCTTGTAAAAAGACTTAGCTTGTTTGATTTTATGGGAGAAAAAATTCAGGTTGGATATGATGAAGAAGTAAGATATAAAGTATATCAACTTCAGGGCAAAAAGTCTGGAGAACAGGCTAATAGTGGTAGTTTTCCTTTTGCAACAGTTAATTGGAGAACTGAAGTTATGACTGAGTTTACTACTATTACAGGTGGTTTTGTAGTAGATTATAGAGAAGTTGCAACTGGAAACACTGATGCTATAGCTGTTGCTAATGAGCAAGTAGTAACTGATATGCTTAACCAGATGTTTTATAAGATTATGGTTGCTTACCATACTGGAATAAAAAATGCACCAATACGTAATTATTCTGACGTTGAAGGAATTACTAAAGTTGCACTTGATACCGCCTTGAAGAAAGCAAGGAGATTTGGTAATTTAACAATCACTGGAGATTATTCAGTTATTGAACAGTTAAGCGATTTTGTAGGATTTTCTACTTGTACTGATACTAATACTAATACTGTAATGTTCTCAGAAGCAGTAATGGAAGAAATTAGAAAGTCTGGATTACTTAAATTTTATAAGGGATTCCCTGTAGTTGAAATTCCTAATACTTACAATGTAACAAAACTCAACGATGCTGGGGATTTCTTTGAAACATATCTTCCCGAAGGTTTGTTACTTATTGTACCTTCTGGTGTTACAAGTCCTTTGAAGATTGGTATTAAAGGTGGTCTTACTTCTATGTCTGGTACTGATATTAGTCTTAGAGCAGAAGTAACAAGATTTGATATGGAATTTGGTACAAAACTTATTAAGGAACAGGCATATCAAATAGGGTTGCTTTCTGATACACGTTATGAAGTTAATAAATATTAATATTATATATAGATAGGGTTGAGTATATCTCTTCCCTATCTATATAAAATTTTGGTTAAAAGGAGAGTTGATTTATGGCTAATATTGATTTTGACAAGCGTTCGTTTATTAAAAATCTTTGTCCTTGGGCTGTAAGTTTTAAGTTACAAAATTCAAATGGAGAAGTTTATCTTGAAGCTAATCAAAAAATAGCTATTAACAATGGCGAGATTGTAACATTAGTGGAAAATGGCAATGTTCTTTTTGTTGGTACAGGAAACGGTAATCATGCACGTATATATATAGAAAATGAAGAATTACGTAAATATGTTGGTTTTGAGTCTGAAGATGGTAAGGTTAAGCAATTTGTTTTAAATGATGAAGAATGTCAAAGAATTCTTAGTTATAAAACTTTTAGTGTTTTTAAAGAACATGTTGAAAATGAAATAGTAGCTAATCATGAAAAACATAAAATAATGCAATATGCGAGAAAAATTAAGCTGAATGATTATGACCGTATTAGTTTTCTTGAAGAGTATACAGGATTAAAATTTAAAGAATAAGGGGGTTATATAAGTGAGCACTCCCTTTCAGCAATTATATGATAGGTTTTTTTCAAAAACAGACGAAGATTTTACTGGTAAAGAAGGTTTAGTTTTTGCTTTGGTAGATTCTGCAATAAGTAAGTCATACAAAACAGTTAGACATAGTTTAGAATACGTTCTGACGGATTCTAATACTTATGATGGATATTTTATAGATGATTTAGATAATGATGAAATTGAATTATTGTCTTTGTGGATGTTGTATGAATTTAATAGGCGTGAACAACAAAGACTGGTGAAATTAAAAGAATTTATTGGCACAAAAGATTTTAATAAATTACCAGATAAATTAGACCAATTACGTGCTGTTGAAATAAGTATGAAAACAATAATAAACGATATAAATGATTTAAAAGATAGTTTTAATACTTATAAATATAATTAAGGGGGGATGGCGTTGAAAAAAGAACATATACTTTTGCAAGTGCCTGTTTCTGGAGAAATGACACTTAATGATGTTTGTGATAAAGAGTATAGAAAATTACGCTCCCTTCTTTATTTGATAGAATCGGAATTTAATACTAAAATGATTGACCATCCAGAAATAAGAAAATTTATTCTTGATAGTGCAAATTTTATAAAAAGAATACCAGAAATGGTTTCTGAAGTTATAAGGACTGGTAATTTATGAATATACGTAAAGAATGGATGAGCGATAATCAATATTTTGGCAATAATTATCCTAATAATTTATTATTAGACGAAGCGAAAAGAAGATTTGATGTTCAAAGATATCAATCACTTGAAGGATATGATGTTATTATAGATGGGGTTGCTGAAAGAGTAGTAATACAAAATCATACAAATCCACTAAATCAAAGTAAGTATGATAAGAAAATTCATTGTACTATTGATAGCAATATTCATACTGGGTCAATTGTAGAATGGCAGAATAAGAAATGGTTGGTTGTTAGTAAAATATACGATAATCTTGCTTATAAAACTGCAAGTATATCAGAGTGTAATAACACATTAAATGTTTATAAAAACAGTATTTTATACAAAGTACCTTGTATTGTAGATGATGTAACACGCTTATATAGTATGGGTACGGACGAAAATAAATATATTATTCAGCCTAGCACCGATATTATTATTCGTGTACCTAATAATGAAGTTAC